CTACGGATGAGCGTGCGGCCGACCTCCTTCCGGGCTACTACCTCGACCCCGACACGGGCGCGCGCCTGACGCTGCCGTGGCCGGGGGACTGCGCGCTGCCGTGGGGCCACCCGTCCCGCCTGGAGCTGCTGCCGCCGTCGCTGGGGCCGGCGATCATCCGGTGGGCGGAGTCGACGCTGGTGCACCCCCTGACGGGGGCGCCGTGGCGGTACACCCCGGGGCAGAAGCGGTTCCTGCACCTGTGGTACGCGGTGCGTGGGGACGGCCGGTGGCTGTACCGGTCGGGGGTCAAGCGCGGCGCGAAGGGTGTCGGCAAGGACCCCTTCGGCGGCAGCATGGCGCTGGCGGAGTTCGTGGGCCCGGTGGAGTTCTGCGGGTGGGACGGGCAGGGGCGCCCGCTGTCGAGGCCGCGGAAGATGTCGCTGGTGCAGATCGGTGCGAACAGCGAGTCGCAGGCCAAGGACATGCTGCGGGTCGCCAACGCGATGATCTCCAAGAAGATGCGGCTGCGCCACGGCATCACCCCGGGCAAGTTGCAGACGCAGACGGCCGGCGGGTCGCTGATCGAGCTGCTGGTGAACTCGGAGCGCTCCAGCGAGGGTGACCCGCCGACGGCGGTGTTCCTCAACGAGTCGCACCACATGACCGAAGCCTCCGGCGGGCACGCGCTGGCCGCGGTGGCCCGCCGCAACGTGGGCAAGTCGCCGACCTACATCGGCGCCCGGGTGCTGGAGCTGACCAACGCCCACCAGCAGGGCTTGGACTCCGAGGCGGAGCGGTCCTATGAGGCGTGGCAGGCCCAGGTCGCCGGGAAGACGGCGCTGCGCGACATCCTCTACGACTCGGTGGAGGCCGACCCTGCCACCGACCTGTACGACGTCGTGTCGCTGGAGCGCGGCATCCGTCAGGCGTACATGGACGCCCCGTGGATCGACGTGGAGCGCCTCATTGCGGAGGTGCAGGACCTGCGCACGTCCGTGGCCGACAGCATCCGCTTCTACCTGAACGGGTTGGCAGCGGCCGAGGACGCGTGGGTGGACCCGCGCCGCTTCGACGCGCTGGCCCGCCCGGAGGTCGTGGTGGAGGACCGGGAGCGCATCACCCTGTTCCTGGACTGCTCCAAGAGCTCGGATGCCACGGGCCTGGTGGGGTGCCGCATCTCGGACGGGCACGTGTTCACCCTCGGCATGTGGCAGCGCCCCCACGGGGAGCGCGGCAAAGGGTGGCTCGCGCCGCGCCACGAGGTGGAGGCGACCGCGCGCGCCGCACTCGACCGCTACAAGGTGATGTGGTTCGGCGTCGACCCCTCGCCGGCCCGGGATGACGAGGACGAGTCGCTGTACTGGAAAGAGATGATCGACGGCCTGCACCGCGACTGGCACAAGAAGTTGTTCCTGTGGGCCACTCCGGGCGCCCAGCTCGGCCACTCGGTGATGTTCGACATGCGCATGAGCGCTCGCGGCGCCCGTGAGCGCAACCAGCGCTTCACTGAGGAGGCCATGGAGACCGCGCGCCTGGTCGACGAGGAGGACGGGACCCCGTTCACGTGGGACGGCCACGCCGGTCTGCGAATGCACACCCACAACGCGAAGCGCAAGCCGAACCCGTGGGGGTTCACGATCGGCAAGGTCACCCGCGACTCCGGCAAGCTCGTCGACCTCGCCGTCTGCATGGTCGGCGCCCGGCTCGGCCGGCGTCTGGTGATGAACCATCCGAAGTTCCGCAAGGGCAGATCCGGTGCGCGCAAGGGGAAGGCGGTGATCCTGCGGTGACGATGTCGATCCCCGAACTGCCGCTGCTGACCCTGGACGACGACGAGCGGACGGTGTTCGACAAGCTCCGCGGCGACCTGGTGGCGCGGCGATACGACTTGGAGCTCGTCAACGCCTACTACGACGGCATGAAGACCATCACTGACCTCGGCATCAGCATCCCGCCGCAACTGCGTGGCCTGCACACCGTGATCGGGTGGCCGCGGGTCGGGGTGGACGCCGTGGACGGGCGCCTGGACGTGGACACGATCCGCTACGCCGACGGGTCGGATTCCTCGGAGCTGGTGGAGTTGTGGGACGCCAACCGGCTCTGGCACGAGTCCCAGCTCGTCCACCTCGACGCGCTGGTGTACGGGCACTCCTACATGGCGGTGGGCTCAGGTGACGTCGACGGCCCGGCGCTGATCACGGTCGAGTCGCCGATGGACATGACGACCTCCTACGACGCCCGGGCCCGCACGGTTACCGCCGGGCTGCGGGAGTACGTGGAGGAGGGCGGGGAGCGGGCCGCGGTCCTGTACCTGCCGTACACCACGATCAGCCTGGTCGAGGGCGACACGGGGTGGGAGATCATCGGCCGTGACGACCACGACGTGGGCGTGGTGCCGATCGTGAGGTTCTCCAACCGGCAGCGCATCTCCCAGCGCACGGGCGCCTCGGAGATCACCCCGGAGATCCGGTCGATCACGGACGCAGCGTGCCGCACCCTGCTGGGCATGGAGGTGTCGCGGGAGTTCTTCGCGGCGCCGCAGCGCTACATCCTCGGCGCTTCCGAGGGGGCGTTCGAGGACCAGGAGGGCAACCCGCTCGGGGCGTGGGAGACCTACATCGGCCGGGTGCTGGGTCTGGAGCGCGACGAGGACGGAAACCTGCCCGAGGTCGGGCAGTTCCCGGTCGGCGACCCCAGCGCGTTCACCCGCATCATCGACCTGTACGCGCGGATCATGGCGTCGCTGATGGCGGTCCCCCCGCAGATGCTGGGCTACACCACCGACAACCCCGCGTCGGCGGATGCGATCCGCAGCGCCCAGGACGGGCTGGTGGTGAAGGCCGAACGCAAGCAGCGGCTTTTCAGCACGCCGCACGCGGACGCGCTGCGGCTGGGCCTGCTGTGGCGCCACGGCGAACTGCCCGAGGCCGCCCGCAGCATCGACATCATGTGGCGCAACCCCGCCACCCCGACACTGGCCGCCCAGACCGACGCCGCTGTCAAGCTCGTCACCGCGCGCATCCTCCCGGAGGAGTCCGACGTGGCCCTGGAGATGGTGGGGCTGCGCGAGGAGCAGCGCGCCCGCGTGCGCGCGGAACGCCGCCGCGCCCAGGGCCGCCAGGTCCTCGCCGAGATCGGCGCCCGCGCGGCCCAGCGCCGCACCGCGGTCGAGGAGGTGGACGGTGAGTCTGGCGTCCCGGGCCTCTGAGCAGCAGCGCACCCAGATCGGCTTGGTCGAGGAGCTGCTCACCGACCTCGCCGAGGCGTGGCAGATCATCTCCCTGGGGGCGTTCGCCGCGACGGTGCCCGAATGGATGCGGGCCGCCACCGCGCTCGTGCGCCAGTTCGCGTTGGCGTCCGGTGCGCTGGCAGCCGACTACTACGAGACCGAGCGCGACCTGGCCGGCGTCCGCGGACTGTACACCCCGCCGGAGGTGGGGGAGGTCCCGCAGGAGAAGATCGACATCGCGTTCCGGTGGGCGACCCGCGACCTGTGGATTCCGGAGGAGGAAGGGCCGCCGCCGATCGAGCAGCGTCTCGTTGCCGCGAAGTCCAAGGCGGACGGAGCGGCCTCCAAACTCGTCACCGACGCGGCCCGGGAGGCCATCACCACGTCGGTGGCCCAGGACCCGCAGGCGCGCGGGTGGGTGCGCTACGCCGCCCTGGGCGCCTGCTACTTCTGCAAGCTCATGGCGATCCGCGGCCCCGTCTACAAGGACGCCGACGCCGCCGGTCGCAACACCGACTTCCTCGGCGAGGGCGACTTCAAGTTCCACGACTGGTGCCAGTGCCACGCCGCACCGATCTTCCGCGGGCAGACCTACGAGCCGCCCGCCCACGTCGCCGCGTGGCAGCGCCTGTACGAGGAGTCCACCGCGGACGCGACCGGCTACGGCAAGGTCCGCGCGTTCCGCCGGGCCGTCGAGGCCGCCTAGTCCTCTCCCCGCCGGGTGTGGGGAGCCCACCGCACCACGTACCCCTTGGAGGGTTTGACAGCCATGCCCGAAGAGCCCGAAGCCCAGGCCGAGCACGAGCAGGACACGGCAGCGCAGGAGCCCCCGCACGACGCCCCGGAGGCGGACGCGGTGGACACCGCGAAGTTCGACGAGGCCGCGGCCAAGGAGAAGATCCGCAAGGTCAACTCCGAAGCGGCGAATCTGCGCAAACGCATCAAAGAACTAGAGCCTTTGGCCCGCGCGGCTAAGGAGGCCGAGGACGCCAAGAAGTCGGAGTCCGAGCGGCTGACGGCTGCGCTGGAGGCCGAGCGGGCCCGGATCGCAGCGCTGACCGAGCGCACGGTGCGCGCGGAGGTGCGGGGCCTGGCGGCCGAGAAGTTCGCCGACCCCGAGGACGCCGCCGCGTTCCTCGATCTCGCCGCCTACGTGTCCGAGGACGGCGACATCGACGCCGCCCAGATCAAGACCGACCTGGCTGACCTGCTCAAGCGCAAGCCGCACCTGGCCAAGGCCGCCGATCCGCGCCGCCCGGCGCCGGACCGGTCGCAGGGGTCGTCGGGCAACGGCCGCACCAAATCCGATCCCGCCGCGGAGTTCGCGGCGTTCATGGGCCAGAAACTCGCTGGCCGATAGGAGACCACCATGCCGGCCACCGAGCCGCTGACTCTGTCCGACGTCAACGCCAACCTGCTGCCCCGCACGCTGACGGGGCCGATTTTCGAGCGCGCCAACGAGCTGTCCGCGGTCCAGCGGCTGTCGCGGCGGGTGCCGCTGAGCATCGACGCCACCACCTCGATCCCCGTCCCGCTGGACGTGCCCACCGCCGACTGGGTGGACGAGGGCGCCCGCAAGCCGCTCAGCTCGGGCGGCGTCGGCGTGAAGACCATGACCGGCAAGAAGATCGCGGTCCTCATCCCGGTGTCGGAGGAGGTCATGCGCACCAACGCGGGCGGGCTGTGGACCCAGCTCCAGAACGACCTGCCGCTCGCGTTCGCCCGCGCGTTCGACCAGGCCGCGATCCACGGCAAGACCATGAAGGGCGCCACCGGGCCCTTCCCCGGCTACCTCGCCCAGACCACCAACACCCAGACCCTGGGCGCCACCACGCAGGCCAACGGCGGTATCTACGCCGACCTGGTCAAGGGCATGGAGCAGGTCGTCGACGCCGACTACGACTTCTCCGGGTTCGTCGCCGATTCCCGACTCAAGCCCAAGCTGCTGCTGGCCACCGACACCACCGGACGGCCGATCTTCGTCGACACCATCACCCCGGGCCAGAACGCCGGATCGGGCGAGGGCACCTTGATCGGCGAGCCGATCATGTACTCCCGCGGCGTGTCCGGGAAGTACCGGCGTCAGTCCACCCTGACCGACACCGGGCTGCGCGCGGTCGGCGGTGACTGGCAGCAGGCCGCCTACGGCGTCGGCATGGATATCACGGTCCGCATCAGCCGCGAGGCGACCTACGTCGACGAGGACAACGTCGTGCACTCCGCGTTCCAGGAGAACCTGGTGCTGCTGCTCGCGGAGGCCTACTACGGGTTCGTCGTGGGCGACGTGGAAGCGTTCGTGACCTACACCGACGCCGGCGGTGGTTCGTGACCGAGCGGCCCGCTGCTGCGAAGAAGCCGCGCAGGCCCCGGGCGCGCAAGTCGGCGCCCGGGGCCGCCCCGCAGGCGGCGGCGGAGAGGCGCCGCAGTCTCGGCGCCGCGGAGCGCCCGCTTCGCGTCCTCGCGCGCGTGCACGCCTACCCGCCCGTGCACAACGCGGGCGCGGAGTGGATGCTGCACACGATGCTGCGGGCGCTGGTGGAGCGCGGCCACCAGGTGACGGTGTCGCTGTCGCGGTACTCGCCCCAGCGCGAGGCGTATGAGGTGGACGGGGTGAAGGTGGCGCCGCTGGCCTCCAGCCTCGACCTGGGGGGTGCGGTGCGCCGCGCCGACGTTGTGGTGAGCCACCTGGAGAACGTGCCATCAGCGGGCGCGCTGGCGCGCGGGTTCGGCACGAAGTTCGTGGTCGTGGGCCACAACACCCACGCCAAGTCGTTCGTGGACGCGGCGGGCGCGGCCCTGGTGGTCTACAACTCGCAGTGGATGGCGGGCGAGGCCGAACGGTACTACGCCCAGCACCCGCCGGCCCCGCCCGCCGCGGTGACGGTGCGCCCCCCGGTGCTCGCCGAGGACTACGCGACCACGCCGGGCGACCGGATCACCCTGGTCAACCTGAACGACGCCAAGGGCGGAGCCCTGTTCTGGGAGCTGGCGCGCCGCATGCCCGGCCACCGCTTCCTCGGGGTGCGGGGCGCCTACGGCGAGCAGGTCGTCCCCCCGGAGATCCCGCCCAACGTTGAGGTCGTCGACCACGTCGACGGCCACCGGATGCGCGACGCGGTCTACGCGCGCACGCGGGTGCTGCTGGTGCCCTCGGCCTATGAGTCGTGGGGGCGGGTCGGCGCCGAGGCCATGGCGTCCGGCATCCCGGTCGTCTCCCACCCCAATCCGGGGACCGCGGAGATGCTCGGGGGTGCGGCGATGCTCGTGGACCGCGCCGACACCGAGGGGTGGGTGGCGATGCTGGGCCGCCTCGACGACGACGCGGAGTATGAGGCCGCGTCCAAGCGCGCCCGTGAGCGCTCCGCCGAGCTCGACCCGCACGACGACCTGGCCGCGTGGTGCAAGGCGATCGAGACTCTTTAGGAGGCGGCCATGGAGGTCACCACCGAGGAGCTGCGGCTCTATCTGGGCTTGGCGGAGATCGACGCCGACCGGGCGGCCCTGCTGCTGGAGCAGGCCGCGAGCCTGGCGCGCAGCATCATCGACCCGCTGCCCGACGGCGCGAAGGCCGTCATCCTGTCGATGGCGGGACGCGCCTACGCCAACCCGCAGGGCATCAGCGGGGAGACCATCGGCCCCTACTCGGTGCAGCGCCCCCAAGCCGGCCTGTACATGACCCGCGATGAGCGCCGCACCCTGGCCCGGCTGGCCGGGCGCGGCGGGGCGTTCACGGTGGACCCGACACCGGCCGACGCCACCCCGGTTCCGACGTGGCCCGGGTGGGCACCGTGGTAGGCGCACCGTTCCCGCTTGGGGAGACCGTGGTGCTGCTGCGTCCCGGACCGCCGGTCGTCGACGGCATGGGCCAGGAGCACCCGGGGCCCGACGTCGAGGTGCCGGTCGCGGGGTGCGCGGTGTGGCCGCGCACATCATCCGAGCAGGACCAGGCCCAATCCCAGGTCATCGTCGGCATCACCCTGTTCGTCCCGCCGGGCACGCAGGTGGACGCCCACGACCGGGTGCGCGTCCGGGGGGTGGTGTACCAGGTCGACGGGGAGCCCGGTTTGTACCGGTCCCCGCTGACCGGGCACGCCTCCGGCATCGAGGTGGCGCTGCGCCGCGTCACCGGGTGAGCCGCGCCACCTGCTCGTCGTACTGCGCACGGGTCAGCGCACCCTGCTGGTGCAGCTCCCACAGCCGCTGGATCTCCGACGACGCCGACGCGGGCGCCGAGGGTGCGGCCTGGGGGGCGTGCACGGCGGCGATGGCGTCCTCGACAGCCTGGCGGAGCCGGTCGAAGTCGGACTGCTGCTTGCGGGTGAAGATCACGCTGTTCTCGTCCTGGGCCGCCTGCACGGTGCGCCGGCCCTTCGCGGCCTGGCGGTCGGCGCCACCGCTGATCGTGAACTGGATGAACCCGTTGGTCAGTGCCCCCGCCGGTTTGAGGTGGACGGCGGAAATCTGGGAGACGTGCAGGCGCTTGTCGCCGCGCCCGTGGGTGAGGCGCTGCGCCCCGGCCCGGCTGATGGTCACCCACTGCCCGTCGAAGGTGACGCTGCTGCCCATGTGTCCCTGCGCCTGCACCATTGCTGCTCCCTCGGGGGTCGGGGCGCGGAGCGGGCGCGCCGATCACAGCCACCAGCATGCAGGAGAAGGGGTGACCGTGGCCACCAGAAAGCCCAGATTCCGCCCCAACCGCAAGGGCATCGGGCAGATGCTGCGGTCGCCGCAGATGGAGGCGGCCATGCGGGCCCGCGCCCAGCGCATCAAGGAGAAGGCGCAAGCAGATGCGCCCGTCGACTCCGGAACCTACGCCGCGTCATTCGAGGTCGATTCGACCCGGGAAGGCGGCGTCCACGGCGACCGCGCCGAAGCCCGCGTGATCAACACCGCCCCGCACGCCGTGGCAGTGGAGTTCGGCACCTCAACCACGCCGGCGCACCGCACCCTGGGACGCGCCGCGGAGGGCGCGTGATGGCGCTCATCGAACCGCTGCTCATCGCCTGGCTGCGCGCCGACCTCGGCCTCGACGCCCGCACTGAGACCCCGGCCCAACTGGAGACCCGCATCCCCCTGGTGCAGCTCGCCCGCATCAGCGGCGGCGACGACACGTTCCGCCTGGACTACCCCGTCGTCGACGTCGACGCCTTCGCCGCCGACCGGCTCTCCGCGGCCACCCTCGCCGAGAACGTGAGGGCGTCGCTGATGCGGCTCCAGTGGCACGGCGTCTTCCAGCAGGCGGTGGTCACCGACGTGGTCGCACGCATCCGGCCGCGGTGGCTGCCCTACGACAACGCGGCGGTGCGCCGCTACGGCGCGACATACGCGTTCGCCGTCCACGACGCCTGAACAACCCTGACCACCCCCGTCCGCCGGCCGGGGGCTTTCCCATGTGGAGGATCACCATGGTGCAGATCGAGAGGTCGCGCGACCTCACACTGGTCGGCGCGAACGGCGGCGGGTGGACCGCTCCGCCGCGCACAGCCCAGCCCACCGACCTGGACGAGGCGCCGGGCGGGCTGTGGCTGCCCTTGGGGGCGATCAACGGCGACGGCCTGACCGCGACGTTCGATGAGGACCAGGAGTCCTTCATCCCGTGGGGACTGACCACCGCGTTCCGCAAGGTCACCACCAGCTCCGAGCGATCCTTCTCGGCGACGCTGTGGGAGACCCTGCGCCCCGCCGTGCTGAGCCTGATGTACAAGAAGCCCGTCGCGGAGATGACGCCGGACGAGGTGACCGGGCGGCTCCAGTTCGCTGAGTCCGCCGACCAGGCCCCCGACCCCCGCGCGTTCATCTGGGACGTCTACGACGGCCCGGTCATCCACCGCTACTACATCCCCGAGGGCGAGGTCACCGACCGCGGCGACGTCAACCACCAGAACGCGGAGATGCGCGGCTACGAGCTGACCTTCTCGGCCTACCCCGACGACGCGGGCAACACCATCTACCACACCCTCTACATCCCCGCGGCGATCGGAGGCGTGGACTCGTGACGACCGAGGCGATCGAAGCCCAGCAGGCCGAAGCGGAAGCCGAAGGCACCACCTACGTGCTGGTGGCCCTGGGCGAGGAGACCTACCAGGTGCTGCCGCAGAAGCAGTGGCGGCTGTCGCACATGCGGATGCTCAACGACGGCGACTTCGAGGGGTGGGCCGAGGCCGTCATGCCCGTCGAGGACGCCGAGCGGTTCGTCGACAGCGACCCCACGCTGGAGGAGTTCCAGCACTTCTCGCGCGCCGCCGCGCGCGCGTCCGGGGACCGCCTGGGGAAATCCAGTGGACGGCCGCAGTCCTCCAGGAATGGCCGGAAGAAGTAGAGGCCGACCTCGCCCCGCTCGGGATGGACGTGCTCGGCCTGCACACGGGCGGCACCTCCTGGCGGCGGGTGCGCATCCTCATCGAGCACCTGCCGCCCGAGTCGGCGACCAAGACCGCGATGCGGCTGCGCGCCGAAGCCGAAGGCGCCCCCGCCGATGAGGACTACGAACCGGCCGACGCCCCGTGGTCGTCCCTGGAGATGCTGACCGCGGTCGCCATCGACCGCCTCAGCGAGATCTCCTACTACGTGCAGCGCGGCAACGGCGGCAAGCCGGACAAGCCCAAACCGCTGCCGCGGCCCGGGGTCCGCGACAAGTCCAAACGCAAACTGCGCCCCGTCGAGGGCGCGATGGCCGAGCACCTGTTCCGCCGCATCAACGGCGCTGCGTAGCGAACATCCGGGAGGTGGTCCCGGGTGGCGGAGTTCCAGGCGGGCGATGTCGTCGTCCCGGTCGTGCCCACGGCCAAGGACTTCATCGGCGACCTGCGCAAGGAGGTCATCGGCGGGGCCTACAAGCTCGGCCGGGAGATCGGCCGCGACATCGCCCGCGGCATCACCGCCGGGCTGCGCGGCGTCGACGTCGCGATCGGCGCCGACACCCGCGAGGCGATGAAGGCGATCTCCGAGGTGGCTGCGGCGGCCGAGGGCATCGGCGACGTGGAGGTCGGGGTCGCCGTCGATGCCTCCGGCGCCCAGGCCGAGCTCGCCGCGACCGAGCAGCAGGTCGACCGCCTCGACGGGCGCACCGCCCGCGTGGACGTCGACGCCTCCGGGGCGCTGGCCGGGCTGGGCATGGTTGCGGTGGCCGCCGCCGGCCTCGCCTCCATCCCGATCGCCGCCACCCTCGGCGCCGGGGTGGCCGCCCTGGCCCCGGCCCTCACCGCCGCGGGGGCGGGATTCGGCGCCCTGGGACTGGTGGCGGTACCGGCGATCACCGAGATCTCCGACGCGCTCAAGCTCCAGGAGCAGGCGGCCGCCGGGTCGGAGGCCGCGGCGGAGAAGTACGCCGAGGCCATCGCCGGCATGAGCCCGGCCGCGGTCACCCTCATGGAGGACTGGCAGGGCCTCGTCGCCGAGTTCACCGAGTGGCGCCAGGAGATGGAGTCACCGGTCCTGGGCCTGTTCTCCCAGGGCATCGGCATCCTGTCGGGGCGCTTCGGCGCCCTGTCGCCGCTGGTGGCCTCCTCCTCGGAGGCGGTGTCGGGGCTGCTCGACCGCCTCGACGCCGCGCTGGGGTCACCGTTTTGGACGCAGTTCGGTGAGCGGGTGGCGGGCTTCGCCCCGCAGGCCATCACCAGCTTCGGGGCCATCGGCGGGTCGGTCGCCACCGGCCTCGCCGGAATCATCAACGCGTTCCTGCCCTATGCCCCCGCGGTGCTGTCGTTCGTCGAGCGCATCGCGTCGGGGTTCGCCTCCTGGGCGGCTGGCCTCGACGGATCCACCGGCCTGACCGTGTTCATGGACTACGTCGCCCAGACCGCGCCCATGATCGGCGCGCTCCTCGCCGACCTCGGTGCGGCGATCGGCAACATCGTCGCCGGCCTGGCCCCGCTGGGGCCGCTGGCGCTGGGCGTGTTCGGGCTCATCGCGCAGGTTCTGGGCCTGCTCCCGCCGAACGTGATCACTGGGATCGCCGTGGCCATCGGCCTGGTGGCGCTCGCCGTGAACGGGTGGGCGCTGGCGCAGGCGGCCCTGAACCTGGCTCTGGCGATCAGCCCGCTGGGATGGGTGCTGATCGCGATCACGGCGCTGATCGGCGCCGCGGTGTGGGCCTATCAGGAATTCGACTGGTTCCGCACCGTCGTGCAGGCCGCGTGGGCGGGCATCCAGCAGGCCGCGATGTGGGCGTGGAACACCGTCATCAAGCCGATCTTCAACGCGCTGGTGACCTTCATCCAGACCTACGTCACCCCGGCGATCATGTGGCTCTGGAAGAACGTGTTCCAACCCGCGTGGCAGGGCATCGGCACCCTGGTCGACCTGTACTGGAACTACTACCTCAAACCGATCTTCAACGCCGTGTCGTGGGTCATCATGCAGGTCATCGTGCCCGCGGTGATGTGGCTGTGGAAGAACGTCATCCAGCCGGCGTGGAAGGGCATCAGCTTCGCCATCCAGGTGAACTGGGGCGTCATAAAGATCATCTTCGCGGCGATCGTGTGGTTCCTCAAGAACACCCTCGGCCCCATCTTCCGCTGGCTGTGGAACACGGTCATCAAACCGGTGTGGAACGGCATCAAATCCACGATCTCCACGGTGTGGAACTGGGTCCGCGACAAGGTCTTCGACCCCATGCGGTCCTGGATCGGGCGCGTCGCCGACTCCTTCGACGGCGCCAAGGACGACATCTCCACCGCGTGGAAGGGGATCCGCGACGCCGCGAAGACCCCGGTGAAGTTCCTGGTCAACACCGTCTACAACGACGGTATCCGCGCCATGTGGAACAAGGTCGCCGGGATCGTCGACGCCGACACCCTGCCCAAGATCAACCTGCCGAAGGGGTTCGCCCGCGGCGGCATCCTCCCGGGCATGTCCTCCTGGCGCCAGGGCGACGACCAGCTCGTCCCCATGCGCCGCGGCGAAGGGGTCTACGTCTCCGAGGTCATGCGCGACCCCTATGAGCGGGCGCGTTTGCAGATGATGAACCGCATGGCGATCCGCGGCACCCCGCCCGGCGCGGCGCGGCGCAAGCTGGGTCAGGAGTTCGGTGAGGGCGCCGGGTACGCGCGGGGCGGGGTCGTCGGATCCCACGCCTCTACGAGCATGTCCGGGTCCGGGTTCGCCCGCGGCGGCTGGCTGGGCATCCGCGACATCGCCCCCTCGCCCAAGGGGATCGTCGACTCGGTCGGCAAGTTCCTCAAGGACGTGGCCGGCGCGGCGTTCACTGGCGACATGGGTGGTGCGGTCGACGCCGTGTTCAAGCCCATGAGGACGGCCACGGCCCAGTTCGGCACCAAGGGGCTCCCCGGGGTGCCCTACATGGCGGTCGGCAAGATGAACTCGGCGGTGCGCAAGTTCGTCACCGACAAGTGGAACGCGTGGATGTCCACGCAGGGCGGGGGAGGTCTCGCCGACTTCGGCGACCTCTCCGACGTGTCCGCGGGCCTGCGGCGGGCGGCGAACTTCGTCAAGGCCACCGTGGGCCGCCCCTACCAGTGGGGTGGCGGCGGCCCCCGATATGACTGCTCGGGGTACATGGCGGCGATCCAGAAGGCGCTGCACGGCCCGGTGTCGACGACCGGCCACGTCGGCCGGCTGTACACGACCATGTCGTTCCGCGGCCGGTCGGCTCCGGCCGGGTGGGTGCAGGGGCTGCGCTCCCCGTTCGAGGTCGGCGTCATCAACGGCGCTTCCGCCCGGGGCTCGCACATGGCGGGCACGCTCATGGGCGTCAACGTGGAGTCGTCGGGGTCGCGGGGGACGCACAGCGGCCCCTCCGCCCGCGGCTCCCGCTCGTCCTACTTCACCCACCAGTACGGGTACCGGCCCGTCGTCAAGGACGGCTATGCCGCAGGCACGGCAGGCGCCCGGCGCGGATTGGCGTGGGTGGGAGAACGCGGGCCCGAGTTGGTGGACTTCCGCGGCGGCGAGGCCGTGTACTCCGCGGAGGTCTCCCGCACGCTGGCCGCTGCCCTGGGCCTGGACGGTTCCGGGTACGCGTCGGGGACCACCGCCTCCTACCGGGGGGTGGGGCGCCCCGCCCGATTCGACCCGGGCCGTTCAGAGGCCGGGGCGGCGTACCGGTCCGCCGACGGCCAGACCGTCATCAACGTGACCCCGCCGCCCGCCACGGTGCGTGAGCTCGTCGACGGGGTGACGTTCGCGGTGCGCAAGGCCGACCGCGGCGGCCGGTACGCAGGGAGGGGTTGATGGCTGTCCTCGCCGAATCCCAGTGGGAGCTGTCGGGGGTGCTGTTCGGGCGGGGCTGCCCGGTGGAGGTGGAGAACTTCCTCCCCGGCGGCCCCGAGATCCGCACAGCCGACGTCGACCTGCCCGGAGCTGACGGCACCGTGTTCGGCGTCGACACCCACGGCGGCCTCACCCTGTCGTGGGACCTCACCTCGGCCGGCGCCTACACCGCGGCCGAGGCCCGACAGGCGTGGCAGGACCTCGCGGTCGCGTTCAACGCCGGCGCGGCCCGGGCGCGGTCGCGGGCCGTGGTTCCGCTGCGCATGCGCATCCACGGCGGGGACACGGTCGTGGCCTACGGCCGGCCGCGTAGGTTCGAGCCCGCCAACACGAGGCTCATCCGGGCGGGCATGGTCGAGTTCGCCGCGGACTTCCGCACCGCCGACTCCAAGTTCTACTCCGACACCGAGCAGGTGCTCACCCTCGACCTCATCGCCCCCTCCGGCGGCGGCATCACCTGGCCCGTCACCTGGCCCATCTCCTGGGCTCCGGGCGCCGAGCGCCAGGACGCCGCCGTGGTCGCGGGCACCGAGGCGACGTGGCCGGTCATCACCTTCCGCGGCCCCGTCACCAACCCGCGGCTGACCCTGGTCGCCACCGGCACCTACATCCAGCTCACCACCACTCTCGCCCACGACCGGTCCGCCACGATCGACACCCGCCCGTGGGCGGCATCGATCCTGCGCGACGACGGCGCGTCCCTGGCCGGGGCGGCGCAGGGGGCGCGGCTGTCCGAACTCGCCCTGCCACCGGGGCCGAGCATCTTCCACTTCCAGGGCGAGGACCTGACCGGGGCCGCATCGGCGGAGATCCGGTGGCGCACCGCCCGATCCACACCCTGAGGGAGACGACGTGACGTGGTTCAGCGACCCCGACGAGGGGTCCGTGTGGGCGGTCCAGGGCGCCAAGTCCGGCGCCCGCATGGCACGGCTCCAGCTCCAGTCGGCGACCCGCGGCGGGCAGGGCATCGTGGAACCGGGCGACCTGCGGGTCACCGCGACCGAGGTGCCCGGCTCCAACGTGCAGGCCGCCGCCGGGGGTGTGGTGGTGCGCGGCGCGGAGGCGGCGTTCCAGGGCTCCTACTACGGGCACAACGTCGGCATCGACACGGTCTCAGTCAACCCGACCGGGTCGGGGGGCGGGCGCACCGACATGGTGGTGGCCCGGGTGGAGGACCCGACGGTGGACGGCACCCCGTGGACACACCCCGTCGACGGCCAGCTCATCTTCACCCGGGTGATCGAGAACGTGTCGGCGGATGCGACCGAGCCCCCGGCGGGGATGTCGGCGATCCCCCTGGCGCGCATCACCCTGCCGGCGAACACGGCCACCATCACCCAGGACATGATCACCGACCTTCGGCAGATGATCGACCCCCGCCAGCTCCCGATGAAGCGGGTGCAGCGCGGCGTCACCCCCTACGAGCTGCTGGGAAACGTGACCACGTACTACGAGAACGCCCCCAACCTGGTGTGGTCGCAGGTGCCGATCCCCGAGTGGGCCACCCAGGTGCAGATGATCGGCCACTGGATGAACATGTGGCAGTCCTCCGACGACCTCGCCTCCGGGTCCGGATCGACGGACGCCCGGGGTCGCGCCCGCATCGCCCTGGGCTACGGGGCAGGGGGTGGCCCCACCGACATCGTCACCGAGAGCATCGCCTACAACTTCAACCTCAACACCAGCAACGGGGAGCGGCGGTCCTTCGGCCTTGCCGACCAGCAGCCCATCCCCGCCGAGATGCGCGGCCAGCTCGCGAACCTCCGCATGCAGGTACAGGGAACCGCGGACATCCGGGGCCGGCTGCGCTGCGACGAGTGGAGCAACTTCTACGTCGACCTGATGTTCCTCGAAGTTCCCGTAGCGGACGTCGACTGATGGCCTCCCCGTGGCGCTGGCACGCCATGCGCGTCCCCGACCGCACCTGGCTCCACCGCGACCTTCCCTGCACCGACCCCACCATCAGCCCCACCCTGTCCGGCCCCACCAGCCTCTCGGCCAGCATCGACCCCGTCTACGAGGACCTCATCGGCGACGATGGCCTCCCCGTCCTCCTGCCCTGGCACACCCTCCTCGTCGTCGAAGCCTCCGACCAGGTGCGCGCCGCCGGGATCATCACCGGCATCACCCCGGCCGGGACCACCCTCGCCATCGACTGCACCGGCTACTCCGGCTACGTCGCCGGCCAGCCGTTCCAGGGCGACCTGTCCTGGGGCGGCCCGGCCGCGGGCACCACTGGCAACGGGGTGGACCCGATGGACGCCATCCGCGCCCTGTGGACGTGGCGGCAGAACCAGCCCTCCGGGAACCTCGGCGTCGGCGTGTCGGCCCTGTCCACCCCCTACCGGCTCGGGGTGTGGCGCAACGCCCGCAAGCTCGCGACCGCCGACCAGCCGAACCCGCCCGCCTCGGAAGCAGAGGAGTCCATCCCCATCGACCGCGTGTGGGGGCCGGGCGACCAGAAACCCCAACCCGCCACGGGCAAGACCGTGTACTGGGAGTACGCGCTGCGCTGGTACGACGGGTTCGAGGTCGGCGCGAAGATCGACGAGATCTGCACGCAGGTCCCCCTGGACTACGTGGAGGCGCCCCGCTGGGCGGACCCGGACAAGACCGACGTCGACCTGCGCCTGGAGTTCGGGTACCCGCGGCTGGGCCGCCGCCAGACCGGGCTGCGGTTCGTCGAAGGCGAGAACGTCGTCGGTGAACCCGTCGCGGTGCCGCGAACGTCCGGCGACTACGCCAACGTGGTGCACGTCCTCGGTGCCGGCGAGGGGGCCAAGCGCGCCCGGGCAACGGTGTCGCGCATCAGCGGCGGGCTGCGGCGGGAGGCCACGCTGGACGCTGGCGACGTGTCGCAGCAGGCGACCCTGGTTGCGCTCGGCAACGACGAGCTGGACCGCCGCGCCGCGGTCGACGACATCACCGCGTTCACGGTGCTGGCCGACCACCCCAACGCGCCCGTCGGCAGCTACGGGGTCGGTGATGACGTGCTGGTGCAGACCCATGTGGGCTGGCGTCAGATCGCCCTGTGGGTGCGCATCACGAGTTTCGATTTCGACCCGGCCGCGGGCACGGTGGCCATCACTTGTGCGCGGTCGGACGGGTTCCGCTACGACGGCGGAGGGGGAGCGTAGATGGACCAGCAGACGCAGCGGGCGATCCGCGAGTTGGCGTCCCTCCTCACGGGGGTGCAGCACCGGGTGGGGGCGCTGGAGCGGACCCGGCGCGCCCCCCAGCTCGGCCACTCGTCGATCGAGCAGGGCGCGCTGGAGGTGCGGGACCCGGAGACGGGGGCGCGCCGGCTGCGCATCGGGTGGGTGGACGGCGCCGCCGCGGTGGTGACGGAGGGCGGGGACCCGGTGTCGGCTCCGACGGCGCCTTCGGTGACCCCGAGCCTGGGCGGGTTGCGGGTGACGTGGGACGGCACCCTCGCCAACGAACTGAGCCTG